CCTTGGTACAACCCCTGTGGTGAACGTAACCCGCGGTGTCAATGGCACCACGGCTGCTGCTCACCTCATCGCCTTGCGCGTAGAGCAGTTGGGTGCTCCTATCGATACCCCTAACATCCACGTGGTATTCCCCCACGCCCTGGAGTCCAACATGCTCCAGATCATGAACTCGCAGCTCGTTCCTGGCGGAACGAACAATGATGTCAGCGCCATCTACGGAGACGTCCAAGCTGGACGCATCAAGCCGTTGGCCTTCCACGAAATGTATATGGGTGGAGACTTCAACAACTGGTTCATGGCCGCCGGTACCCCGGTGGAGTTGGGCTTCCTCGGTGGTCGTGAGAATCCTGAGCTCTTGCTCCAGGATAACCCTCTGGTGAACGACGTCTTCCTGAAAGACACCATCACCTGGAAGGTCCGTCACGAGTATGGCTCGGTCCTCGTCGACCATCGCCTGATCGACGGCAACATCGTAGCCTAGTAGACTAACTCGGGTTAGTTCCGAAGGGCCCCCTCACGGGGGTCTTTTTTATTTGGTAAGGTGCGGAGAGGCCAAGTTTCCAGCCAGTAGGGTATACTACTCACGAGTGAACAGCCAGGATCTCCTCGAGACCGAACACTTCATGCTTCCCGCAGTCGTGACAAGGATAGTTGCGGGCATCGGGCTCGCACTCCAGTCGAGTGCTCCCGCAGGCCAGGCACATACCCGTGGTATCCTGACCCTCCTCGAGCATGGCCATGACCTGGTTAAGCCTATTCTTGTCTATCATTGATGCCTCCTAAGATGTTATGCAGTTATTATAGACTACTATCAGAGGAACTGTCAATATCCCAGGGAATTTTGACCTATGGGAATTATCGAGATCAGGGACAGAGCCCGGGATATCCATCAGGTCGAGCCTCAAGTGCTCGACAGGATGCAGGATGATAAGGACTTCGAGATCGCCGAGGGCCGCTGTTTGATCGCAGCCGTAAGGCGCTATACTCGAGACCGTCCGGTAGTTAATCTAACGCGCGTCACCGCCCTGGGTAGCCAGCAGCCTAACTATGATCTAGCCACCTTGATACCCGAGTGGGATGAGGACTCGTGCCGGGTCATCAATGTCCAGGTGGACCTGCAGACCAATTCCTATGAGACCTATCTGGATAAAAATGACTGGCGCTACACCAAAGACGTGGATACCGGGAACCCTGTGCTGAGGCTCATCCGGGGAGGTCTTTCAGAAGACTTCGCCATCTGGTACGAGCTACCTCACAAGATCAACCCTGACAACACCACCACGATACCCGTTACCGATGAGGAGCCAGTGGCCTGGTTCGTGGCCCATCTGGCCTTGACAGCCGCTGCCAACCACTACGCTAGAAAAGCCGAGAACAACACCTATGGGGCCGATACTGTTAAGTACACCTCGGTATCCAAGGACTACAACAGGCAGGCCGCCGATGCCCTCCAGCACTACGTGGATGACGTTAAAGTTTTGTCCAACGGCTACGATGCTTGTTTCGTGACCTGGGAGACTGGCCCCGAGACTGGTGGGTCCTGGCTACTCCACGGAAGGTATGCTAAAGGATGGCCATAACGGTAAAGATAGACCAGGTAGGACCGTTTTTTAATGCTGGCTCAGAGCGCAGGTTCCCCGCGGCTGTGGCCGAGGCTTTAGACTTTGCCGGGACTAGGATCTCGGCCGAGTTGAGCAAGGCTTCACCCAAAGGGGTAAGCTCTCCTGGACTAGCCAACTCTTGGGTCCATCAGGTAAAAGACCTATCGGTCTCGGTAACCAACACCCAGGCTCATCTCGAACCTGTGGACCTTGGACGTAGACCGGCCTACGTCCCCATAGCCCCTCTGGAGCTGTGGGTTAGGGAGAAGATAGGTATAGAGGGACCGCAAGCTCGCAGGGTAGCGTTCGCTATATCGCGCACAATGGCCGCCAGACCAACCCCCGGTAAGGAGTTCGTGAACGCTACTATGCAGCAAGTATTCCCGCAGATCTGGGTGGCGCTTAAATTTCGTATTCCCGCGCATATCCTGGCATGTTTTGAAGGGCGTTAGGCATGGGTTGGAATAACGTCACCGCGGCTCTTAAAGTCTTGATAGACGCGGTTCCCGATACAGGTAGGGTTCACGACTACATCCGTTGGTCAGAGGAGAATATCCCCTCGACAGACTTCGAGTCTAAGTTCGTAGACATGCTCGGTACCGGCAAGCGGGTTCGTTTCTGGATGGCCAGTCGCACCGCTGTCGAGGATATCGACGCCCCTGACGCTGACCACGTGGTCATCACTCGCCATACGGTCCTGGTCGAGGGGTTCTTGGGTCATAACGACGCCAAGGCTACCGAGAAAGACTTCCAGGAAGTGGTAGATGCCGTGATGGCCGCCTTCCGGGATGCTGACAGAACCCTGACCGGGTTGATCAACACCTATAGCTTGCCCAAGTTCACCACCCCTCGGTCAGGAGCGGCGTTCCAGGGCATCGCGTGTCACTACGCCCGCGGAGAGTTTGTGGTGGAGGAGGTTAGTGTCCGGAACCCCTGGGTACCGGCAGTGGAACCAGCGTTTCCTGTGGTGCTACCCAACCCCGACTATTACTTCCCCATCAGTGCCATTGCCGATGCTTTGGTCCAGACCGTTACTCCCGCGGTAGTGCCCTATGTGGTTCCTACGAACGATAAGGTTCAATTCTACCGTGGTATCAGACCAGATCCTCTGTACCCGGCCAACCCTAGGGTGGACTGCCCTCGTATTCGGTTGCGCCTTACAAGCTTATCCGCAGATCCGGTCGTGGGTAGAGCGGGCAGTGTAGCGGACTCTGAATTTTTGGCCTCGTTTTGGATCTATTTGCTGCAAATTCCTGGGGTGGACCATCAGCGCCATCTATCCACCGCGGTATCGCTGGTGTCCAAACCGTTCATAGGAAACTTCCAGCCAGTGGCCATGGCCTCCATCCCCAATTTAGTAGACTATGGGACCGTCCCGGTAGTTTCGATCTATCATCCCGAGATTAACCACCCCTTGGGAGACCCCGCGTTACGTGTCTCGGTAGCCGAGGTGCAGTTCAAGCTAACCCTTCGCGTAAGGATCTGCTAAAGGTCTTCTGCCAATCCTCGCAGAAAACGCCCTGATGGATTCTACTGTAAAAAAGAAGAAAGCCCCCACAGCACCAATACCTGTAGGGCTATTCACCTTCGATCCTCCGGACGGAGGAGGGACTATCAAGCTGGTTCTCAACCAGTCCCCCTTTCTCCCCAGTGGTATGCCTATAACCATAGGTCCTCCCTACAGTCAGACCCTAACCCCCGGGGTTCCGTTTGACTGTAAGGTCCCCGATGCCCACTACATGGTCATCGACGTCCCGGATATCCAGTATGTTGATCCAAAAGATGCCCCAACAGGGGAACTTCCTGAAAGAAATAGCGCGAAATTATCGCAAAAACGGAGGAACGGCTGATGCTTGGTTTAGGAATTCTCTCAAGTTTGGGAGTTGCCAAAGAAACTACCTACGGCATACCAGTTGCTCCCTCGATCTATCTACCCATCACCCAAGAGTCATTTTCCGCCCCGCGCGAAAATGTAGAGTCCGGACAGTTGGTTGGTGAGCGTGTGGTCCAGACCCTGGCCCTGGGCATCAAACAGTCCACGGGTGGTTTTACGCTCGAGAACGACGGAAGTTCTCTAGGCCAACCATTGAAGTGGTGGAACGGTGATGATGGGCACTCGGTGGTAAACCTGAGCACCCTCAACACCATCCTGTCCGCGGCCCCTGTAGCTACTGTTAGTGGAGTTGGGACCATCCCGGCTGGTGCCTATCGCTACGCCGTGGGGTTGCTGCTCCAGCGTTCCATTGACCTGTTCTCGGTGATCATGCCGGTGAGCGCCAGCTCCAATCAGGTTACGGTAACCGGAACTGATGCGGTCGCCCTTACTTTCTCGGTCCCCTCGGCCTTCACTCCCCCCCTGGGTTTCGCGGTCCAGGGCGTAGTGATCTACCGCACCCCCATCGGAGGTGCCGCGGGAACCGAGACTTTCCTTAAGACCAATATTAGTCTTTTGGGAACCGCTACGGACAACGGGGCCAACCCCTATGCTGACCCCTTGGTGGTCCCGGTGGCCGCGGCTACCAGCCTCTACCGTCACCGTTTCATCAACGTCACCCCCTCCCCGGGAGTAGAGCCTTTGTCCAGCTTCACCGTCACGGTGAACAAAGACAACGACGTTGCCGAGCAGTACGATGGTAACCGTATGAACGAGTTTAACGTCTCGGCCTCGGGTGGTAACGCGGCTACTACTGTTGGGTTCACCTCTCTGGGTCGTAACGTGGTAACTGTCCCCAACACCGTTCCTACCTTCTCCAACCTTCAGCAGATCCTGGGTTGGAAGTCGGCCTGCTTCGTCAACGATGCCCTTGGGTGTATGTTGATCGAGGCCTTTGACCTCAAGTGCTCCAACTCGTGCGAAGCCGTCCCCGGCTTCTGCGCTACTCCCTTTAACCGTGATGTGGCCTCCGGGTTCCGCAAAGTTGGTGGTAACTTGAAGCGCAACTTCGATAACCACGAGTTCTTCGACCGGGTCCAGACCGGTGAGGAGTTCAGCTTGAAGATCAACATGTATGGCCAGTCTGTCGTGGTCACTCCCTCCAACCTGCGCAGTCTGGCCCACGGGATCGACGCCATCCCGTTCCCTTTCTACATGGAGATCGAACTCTTCCGCTGCCGTACCAGCAAGTCTGGTGGTAACATCAGCGGACCTAACCGCATCGTCGAGGACATTGACTTCAAGGCATTCAAGTCCGCGGCTCAGGGGACTGAAATGCGGGTCAACCTTTACAACACCACCGCGACTTACGCCTAGGAGGTCCAGTGCGCCCAAAAAAGCTCGAAGTCCGGGGAACTGGGTTCGAGCTTTTTCCCATGCAGGGGGAAGAGCTCGACCGCTGGGTCCGTGTACAGACCATATGTGCTCTCTACAAGACCCAGATGGCCCTTCAATGCTCGGTGGACCTGGAGTCCATAGAATGTCTGGTCACCACCTCTGTGTGGCTATTCGAGCAGGCTACTGGTTGCACAGAAGACTTTGCCCTGCGACTACGGGAGGATGATAGGCTCCCGGTAATTCAAGCGCAAGATGAGCTAAACGGGGTACACGATCTGATAAAAAATGAGGAACAGGCTAACCTTTTAATGGCACCATTCCTCCACGGATACTCGGTAATGGGGGCAACTAATGGCGACTAGTGGAGGATCTTCCTTAAGCGCCAGTTCCAATAGACTGGTTATAAGCCTGGACCTGGAGATATCCCAACTTCAAAGCCGTATGGCCAATGCCAAACGGATGACTGTAGGGACCGCTCAAGACATTGCCCATGCCTTCGCCAGTACATCCGCGGTAGTCCAGGCCCTCACGGGTGATGTCGAGCGCGTTACAAAGGCCTTGGCCGCCATGGCCAATGCCAGCAAGAACTCAGTCTCCGGTCTCAGCTCTAACTTCGGTGATACTAAAGCTCAACTGAAAGACATGGTCACTATCTCGAGTACCATGCAGCAGGCCTTCGGGGGTCTTGGTGCCGGGGCCCAGAGCCTAGCCCAACAATTTATTCAAGCCTCTACCAACTCGGAGGGGTTCCTGATAACCCTGAGTGCCATAACCGGGGATGCCCAGGGGGCTAGAGCCGAGCTAGAAAAATTCGACAAACTGGCCATCAAGGTGCCATTCGACATCAACCAGGTTCGCCAAGCCGGTGTCCAGATGAAACAATTTGGGCTAGAGACGGATAAATGGCTTCCCCGGGGCGCGGCCATGGCCGCGATGATGGGCAAGACCCTACCCCAGGCTTCTCACGCACTAGAACAGGCCCTTAACGGTAATAGCCGTTGGATCAAGCACATCTCACAACAATACGGTATCACCACAGAACAGTTGGTATCCTACGGGGCCTTGGTAGACTCCAAGGGAAAGATCATGACCAAAGGCTTTGGAGCCTTGGCAGCCTTCCAAGAGGCTCTGTTTAGATCTACCGAAAAATTTCAGGGTGGTCTAGAGGCCGGTGCCGAGACCCTTGGCGTAAAGCTGTCTAACATGGGAGATCAATTTCTCCGCGTATTCAATGCCATTGGAGAACAGATCGGTCCTGAGGTAAAGGTATGGGTAGACCGAGTATATGACCTAGCGGTAGCGATAAATAATCTCCCAGGCCCCATTAAGAAGATAATCGGTGAGGCCACGCTCGCCGCCGCTGTATTTGGTACGTTCATCTCAGGTTTTGCTACCATCTCGATCGTACTAGCAGCCAGCCTGCAGTCCTATACCCTGTTGGCTGAAAAATGGGGTCAAGTGGCCGCAGCCACAGACCTGGATACCATAGCTCTTAACATCAATACTGCAGCTAAGGCCAGAAATGCTGCAGTCCCCGGTCCTACCGCTGTAGCCTCGGGGGTATCAGGGGCTACCGCGGTAGGGGCCCAGGCAGCAGCAAATGCAACAGCGGCAACCGGGGTAGCAAACGCAGGCACAAAAATTGCCAAGTCTATGAGCATCCAGCAGATGGCGGCCGTTGGGCTAGGGTGGGGTTTAAAGATTGCTACAGGGGCTTTTATAGCCTATACCGTTGCTAACCTGATAGCCCTACCTATCGTGGCCCTAACCGATATCGCGATAGAGAATAATAACAAAAGACTCAAAGAACAAGCCGATAACCTACTAACGGGTGCTAATGCCCTTAGAGTATATAAGGACCAGGTAGGAGAATTTTCCGGGGCTCTCGGAGACATACCCATCGATAAATTGGCTGCTGCTGGTGTAACTAGTCAGCAGATAGTTGACGCTGCTGTTGTTGGATACGGAAGTATCCTGAAGAATACGGAAAAGGCCCGGAAGGAGTTGGAAGACTCCCTGAAGTACGGCGGCAGTGTAAGTGCTGTCCGCAGACCCTTTATAGAAGAAGAATTAGCTAAGCTTAAAAAAGAAGAAGATCAGATTAGATCTCATATATCTAACATGCTCAAGGCTGCTAGTTCAGCGCCTATAGCGGCTAATGATGCTAAAATTTCTGCTCAAGAAGATGAGTATCGAGTACTCACGCAAATGCACGTCAAGTATCTAGAAGACGTGGCTTCAGGTGATATCGAGAGTGCTCGGCAAAAGTATGACTTCTTAAAAGACTACATTGGAAAGATACGCAAGCTCGCAGAAAATCCAGCTTTTAAGCTGAAGCACAAAACCGAAATAGCCGATGCGGAGATGGAAGCCCACGTAGCCCGCAACAAGGCAGAAAAAGAATATCTCCGCGATACACTAGATGGCCTAAAAGAACGCAGGTCTGCCGGAGATATATCGACCAAGGGTGAGATAGCCAGCCTGGAATATCTGCAGGATCGGTATAAAAATCATGCTGTAGACCAGAAAAAAGTAAGCAAAGAGCTTGCGGAAGCCCGTAAGAAGGATATAGAGGAAACTGCCGCGGCAGAGGCCGCCCTAACGCAGTCCCGGATGCAGGCTAATGAGAGCGATAAAGCTCTTCTCAAAAAAGGCCTAGCCGACGAGGGTACAAACCAAAAAGACACCGTAGCCAAAATTAGAGCTATCGACGAAGCTACCGCGGCCTATGAGAGACAGAACATGGTCCTGGCCATGAACAAGGAGCTTCAAGGGGCGGGTGGAGACGCTTCCGGCGAGGGGGCCCGTGAGGCCATTCGTCTTAAGTATGCTGCTGAAGAGATAAAGCTAGAAAACGACATCCAGTCCAGGAGAGAGGATACCGATAGACTAGACAAAGAGGCTACTGCTCGCAGCATTGATCTAGAGAACCAGATGGCCGCGGTACGCAAGTCAGCACTCGACACAGAACTCTCCGGGTTCCAGTATAGGCTAGCTCGTGGTGAAGACGTCTCGGCTCAGATCTTGGACCGCATAGCCAAGATCCACGCGGAAGAACAGGCTATCCTTGACCGTGATAAGGCCTCTGCGCTGGTCACGGCCGAGGACCCCAACAAGATAGCCATCATCAAGGCCGATGCTTTTGCCAAGCAGGCCGCCGAGACTCAGCGGTATAACCAGACTGTCCAGGCCTACCAGGACTCTGAGGCCCAGCGAACCGCTGATCTGGGCCTGCAAAAAATCAGCCTGGCCAAGCAAGAGTTTGATGAGCGCAAGCGCATCCTGGACCTCGAGGAGGCCTCAGGAAAACAGGTAGGGTTCCGCCAGTTGGCCCTGGCTAGGGAGCGCCAGCAGGCCCTTATCGAAGAGGTCAGGCTCCAAGAACAGAAGGACACTGCCGGGAAGACCGGAGAGGCTTTGCTGCTGGCCCAGAAGACTGCCCAGATGGCCATCACCCGCGTAACTCGAGAGACCCAAGTAGAGGTAGACGCGATCAATGCCAAGTACAACAAAGGTCTAACCACCCTGGATGCGGCTCTCAGTAAATTGCAGGCCATCGAGGCCGCTATCAAGAGTGATGAGGATCAGGCCAAGGCTGAAGAAGAGGCTAAATCACACGAGGGTGAGACCAAGGAAGAACGCAAGAGTAGGCAGGAGTCTGATCGTTGGAAAGCTCGTAACGAGGTAGACAGGCAGAGGCAAAAAACTGCTGCTGCTGAGAATGCTGCCGGGATGGATGCCAAGAACCTTCCGGGTAAGATCGATGCTTTCCGTAAAAAGCTCGAAGGTCGTAAAGATCAGTTTGGAGACAGGACCTATACCGATGAGGATATCAAGAAGAAGGTAGAGGCTGCCTTCGGCGTAGGCGCGGGAGAGATCCAAACCGACGATGACAAGAAGAAAGTTAAGGATAAACTGGACAAAGCCTCGGCTGACGCCGATGCTAAGAGAAAGCCAGAAAGATCAGGGAAGTCTGGGTCCGGAGCGGGCAGTCAAGGAACCCTGGACCAGGGTCCTAAGGTTGGGGCTGAAGAAAAAGCTCAGGTATCGCGGGATAAGCATACGGAACTCCTTAGTAGCCTGGTAGATGCCGTGGGGGGTATAGCCAAAGCTGTAGCTGCTGTAAAACCGGATAAGGGAAAATTTGACCCTAACTCAGTGCATGTAAACTACAAAGAGGCCTTGAAAGCTGGGGTGGATTCTATCTCTCCTAAGCCATCTGGGTTTAATTCAAAAACGTTTGCTCCTAAAGGTAAGTCCGTTTCTTACCATATAGACCAGCAGCACTCTGCGTTCGACTCGGCGGCCAACTACCCGGGAGAGAACTATACATGATCCCCCTATATAGGTTCATACTCCCCTGTGGTGCAGGGTTAACTAGACCTCTGCTCTCCAGCTTGATAGCCTCCAGCCTGGAAGGCTGGATATTTCCAGATCTTGGGAGGGGTGATCCAGTCCAGTTAGAGTTCCACCTAGGTATCGAGTACCAGATGGAACTGATAACCTTGGGATCTAAGGTCCTGGGGGATTCGGTCCTGCTAAACTTGAACACTAGCCAGGGAAGAGATAATTTTTTGGTTCGTTTCTGCGACCACGCTACCAAAGCGGTGCTGGTAGAATACCGAGGAGGAAAAGTTTATGCCTGCAGTTAGTGCGGACTGTGTATTCACAGAAGCAACGGTTATGCCTGCAAGTTTCGCCACTGCCAGTGTGGGCGGAGCCAGCACAACCAACGTGATCACCGGTAGTTTGGTTGGGGCAGTCCATTTCAACATGGACGCTATGCCCCTGGCTGGCGGAAACCTTACCCAGCACGCCAAGGTTTTTGGTTACAATGCTAACCTATCATCTCAATCCATCTACAGTGCTTTATTTTGGCTGAGGAACTCGTTGGATCTTCTTCCAGGAAATTCTACCCTGATATTTTTCAGCGACTCGGCTAGTGACGATACTACTCGCAAGGTCAGGGTACTTGGTAAGGACTCCGGAGGTGTGGCAGTCCAGGAAGAGCTCACCCTAAACGGGGTGACCCCTGTGACTACGGTTACGGTATGGTCCAAGGTGTCTCGAGTGGAACTGCGCCTGGTAACCGGATCTGCCCTGACCAATAGCATAGGGTCTATAGCCGTAAGGAGCAGCACGGGACCAACCACACTTGGGTACATTCCAGTGGGAAGAAACTCGGCTACTGGGGAGATAGACATTGGTGTAGAGAATGTGCTGGATGGATCTACAACTATAGCCACGGCAGCCGCGGCACCATCAGGAGTGACATTCTCCCGCCCCCGTACCGCAGCTTCTGGCCTCTCTGCCATAGGGGGTACCATTGCCGCGGGCTCCGGTCAGGGTATTTGGGTACGTTGGATACTAGAGGAGCTCTCTAAACCCAGTCTAGCCGCCCAGGTAGCTCTAGTCTTTACGGGGTCGGTGGCCTAGTTGCTAGGGCACGTATGGAGTAGCTAGCCTATGCCTACAATTGAGCAGGATACCCCCTACCTCTACATGGCTAGTAGCCCCGTAGAGGGCGAGGGACTATACGCTTACCTGTGCAAGTCTCCCGTGGAGAACGACCAGGTATACCTCTACTCGGCCAGTCCTCTACTAGAGCATGAACTACTCTATAGTTACGGGGCTCTATCCAAAATAGAGACAGACCTGGTCTACACCTACAAACCCCTCCCAGCCTTAGAGATAAGCCAGGATCAGTCCTATAACGACCCCATCTACATAGCTGAGGGCGGCCCCCCGGCCCCTCTTGTGTCTCCGTGGGAAATGGCCTGGAAGCGCAATGATGGCACCTTAACGGCTAATTTTTCTGTAACAGGGCCATCGGGTACACTGTCCCTAGACTG